TAAAAAACCAAATAAGATGGCAGAAACTTTAGTCTCCCCGGGCGTTTTAGCAAGAGAAAACGATCAGTCTTTTATCACAAGACAACCAACCCAAGCTGGAACAGCTATTCTTGGACCTACTGTAAAAGGTCCTGTTAATATACCTACTCTAGTTACCTCATACAGCGATTATGTAAGCAGATTTGGAGAAACTTTCGTCAGTGGTGGGAGTGTTTATTCCCATTTAACTTCATACTCAGCATATAATTACTTCACAGAAGGAGGTACAACTTTATTAGTTACTAGAGTAGTATCAGGTTCTTTTACATCAGCCACTTCATCAACTATTGCCACAGGTTCTGCAGGTCCTACTTCAGGTTTATCTCCTTTTGTATTAGCTACTTTATCTGAGGGTGATATTATGAACAGTACTTCTACTGAAGCTAGTACAGGTGCTTTAGAAAGTGGATCTATTGATAATGTAAGATGGGAAATCCCATTTGTAAATACTTCATCAGGTCAATTTACTCTAGTTGTTAGAAGAGGAGATGATACTCAAAGAGAAAAATCAATCATAGAGACATTTAGTAATCTATCATTAGATCCTTTCTCTGAGAATTACATTACTAAAGTAATTGGTGATACTAAAGAAACAATTGGTGGAGATGCTACTGATGGTTATTATGTACAAGAAACGGGAAGCTATCCAAACCGATCAAATTATATTAGAGTAGAGGCTGTTAACTTCAACACACCTCGTTATTTAGATAACTCAGGAAATGCTAAAAATGAATTTACAGGTTCTATGCCTGCAATTCAAAGTGGTTCATTTGGTGGTGCTTCTGGAGAGATATTTGTAGGGGGTCCAGCATTATTTAATGAAAATATTAATGCAACTAATATTCAAGGTATTAGTCCAGATGATTATACTCAATCAATTAGTTTACTCTCAAATCAAGATGATTTCCAATTTAATGTAATCACAATGCCTGGTTTAAATCAAAACCAACATTCAACAGAAGTAGCTCAATTGATTAATATGTGTCAAGAAAGAGGTGATGCTATTGCTGTAGTTGATTTAGCTCCTTATAACTCAACAATTTTAACTTATACAGGAGAAGCAGCTGAATTAAATTCAAGCTACGCAGCCTCTTATGCACCATGGTTAAGAGTATCAGACCCAGGAACAGGTCAATTAATTTGGGTTCCAGCTTCAACAGTAATTCCTGGTGTTTATGCCTTTAATGATAGAGTAGCTGAGCCTTGGTTTGCACCTGCTGGTTTAAATAGAGGTGGTTTATCTACAGTAGTTAAGCCTGAAAGAAAATATACTCAAGCTAATCGTGATTCACTTTATGATGGTAAAGTAAATCCAATTGCTTCATTCCCTAATGCTGGAAACGTAGTATTTGGTCAGAAAACTTTACAAACTAAAGCAAGTGCGCTTGATAGAGTAAATGTTAGAAGGCTATTAATTCAACTTAAAGGATTTATTTCTCAAGTAGCTGATAATTTAGTATTCGAACAAAATACAGCAGCAACAAGAAATCAATTCTTAGGTAGTGTTAACCCATACTTAGAAAGTGTACAACAAAGACAAGGTTTGTATGCCTTTAAAGTAGTAATGGATGATTCAAATAATACACCAGATGTTATAGATAGAAACCAATTAGTAGGTGCTATTTATCTACAACCAACTAAAACAGCTGAGTTTATTATCTTGGATTTTAATGTACTACCTACAGGAGCAACATTCCCATCATAAAAACAGAGATAGCAAATATTTATACGTGAACATCAAATAATATAATAATAAAATGGCAGTACTAGACCCAAACGAAATATTTTATACGGCTTTTGAACCAAAACAAGCTAATAGATTTATCCTTTATGTAGATGGTTTTCCTTCTTATGTAATTAAAGGAATAAGTGGATTTAACATTGATAATGGTGAAGTTGTTCTTAATCATATTAATGTTTTAAGAAACATTAAAGGTAAATCAGTATGGAGTGATATTACATTAACCCTATTTGACCCTATCACACCTTCAGGAGCTCAAGCTGTAATGGAATGGGTTCGTTTACATCACGAATCTGTAACAGGTAGAGATGGTTATTCTGATTTCTATAAAAAAGATGTAACAGTAAACGTATTAGGACCTGTAGGTGATGTAGTTTCAGAATGGGTATTAAAAGGTGCATTTATTAAAACTGCTACTTTCCCTGAATTTAACTGGGATACTACAAATACTGCTGTTCAAATTCAAATGACACTTAAAATTGATTACGCGG